CATGTTTATATTTCTTTAAAACTTCTATTTGCTTTTGAGTCGAACCTGCATCACGAACTTCGTACATAATTTCTGCTAAATTTTTCATATTAAAAATCCTGTATATTATCCATTAAATTTTTTAAACGTTTATCAACAAAGTAATCAAATATCTTCTTTCTTTCACCAACAGGTGGAACTTTATACTCTTCAAGTATAGAATTCTCAACATCTATAGGTATATATGCTAGATCAACTAACATTCGATTTCTATCAATATTTCTTTCATATTGCTGCGGAATATCACTAAATGTTTTCCAAGTCAATAGTTTTTTAGAAGAAAGTGGTTTTTGTCGCTTACCCTCAAACACAAAGGTATTATCATCTGATAAAATATTAGGAATACCATCGCTAGTATCTCCTTTAATGATATGTTCAAATAAAAATCGTTCGGGGGATTCACATTTTATAATACTTCTTTTCATAGGACTGTATTGCTGTACATTCTGAAAGCGCAGAAGTTGTTGAAAATCTTTATCGCTCGATACGATCATAACCTTTTCTGTCTGATGAAAATTCTTGGTCAATACTGCAATTATATCATCTGCTTCGCATCTAGGTATTGCTAAGGATTTATAAGGTAGAAATTCTTTTACTTCGTTTCTAATAATATTTAAAATGTCAAAAACACCTTCCCAATCGTATTGACTTTTTTCTCTTGACTTCTTTCTACCATGCTTATATTCTGGAAAAACTTCTTTTCTCCAACAATTTGAAGTATCCTGACAAAGAACCAATTCGCCATATTCTCCATGAAACATGTTGCGATACATTCTATAAGATGATAAAGTTAGATGTCTAACCAGATCTACAGTTACCGCATCTGGTGTATTATATTGTGCAAAAATAGTTGATAGAATAATTTGTGAGTTGTCGATTAAAATCATTTTATGGTTTGTATTAAGATTGTGTTATCGTTGAGTCTTCCATTTACGCTAGAAGACTTTGTTTTTAGAGACTCTAATTTAGTCTCCACATTCTTTTGATTACCTTTCAATGATTGTACCACAGATTTTGGTTTACGCAAGGTTTTTGTGAAAGATTTCTTTTCATCCCAATTTTGAACTGTAGTGCCCTTAATAGAAAACCCATCATTATCATTTGAATAATATATTGATACTTTTTTGTATTTTGTATTAAATACTACAAGAACCTTTGCACCAACTATCAACCTAGGATCAATAGACTTTATGTTAAGTTCAATATCTTCTTCTTGAAATTTTAATTTTTGAACTTGTTGTTCTGGAGTTTTCTTCTTTTTCTTCCTTGGTTTTCTTCCATTTGTAGCAATAATAGTATCCATATGATCTAATATACCTTTTGTATAATCACAGTATTTTCTTAAATTTGGTTTAGATAACCACGAATATCCTTCTTTAAGATCAGGATCTGAACCAGTAAGTGCCATTTCATTTTCTTCAACTATATGTTCAAAAAAATCTTTAATCAATTTTGCGTGAGCCGGCTTTAGTTGCTTGCCAGTTGACCAGGCAGCAATATCAACTTTTCTACCCTTTTTATTATCACATAAAAATATACCATATTGATCTATATTATTTTCAATTTCACATATAAAATCACTTACTTTTTCTGATAGTCGTTCTTTTATTGATGGAACAACCTTGCTCTTTTGAGCTTTAGCACAACCCTTATCCATCAATTCCTTAATCTTTTCTTTGATTAGATCTGCTTTAATTTTTGGTAAAGTGCATCCATTAATACTTATTCTACACAGATATCCTATATCCTTGAAAACAGTCTTGAGAGATTTGGCTTTAGAAGCGCATTTGATATTTTGCTTAGTATATTTATTTTTCTTCATGTACTCAATAACAAATTTTATAAAATCTTTGGGAGTACATGTATTCTTATACCACTCATTTGCTTTTAATATATTCCAGATAAGATCTTCATCATCCTTCATATTAATATTTTTTATGATTGGTTCTTGACCGTATAAAATTGTAGTAGAATTCTGTTTCATGTGTCTATTTTGCTAAAATTATTTCTCTTTGTGAAAGTGATATGATCCTCAAATTTATCTTGAAGCAATTCCTTTGACTTATGCGATATTACAAAAGTATTAGTATTTTTATCTAGTCCCTTCAGAATTGAAAGGAAAGATTCAGTAGCAATATCATCCAAACTACCATCTAATACTTCATCGAATATCAATAAGTTACAATTAAGAGAATTTTTCAACTGAGCAACTGATCTCCATGCAAATAAAAGTGAAAGATCTATCTTACGCTTTTCCCCTTCGCTAAAACTATCGTAAGTGAAGATGTCACGGTGACGACTCCTGATAGTTTCTTCAAAGGATTCGCTTAGTTCAAATTGTACAAAGAAATCCATCATAGCAAGATATTTGTTTATTATTTTATTCATAATAGGTAAATAATATTTAATAATCTTGCTTTTGATTCCAGAGTCCTTCATTAAGAACGAAGCTATACCATAGTACTGCATATCGTCGCTCATGTCAAGTTTAGATTGAACTAATTCTTTACCCTGTGAACCTAATTCTTTAAGTTTGTTCTGTTCTTCTTCTATATTTTTAGTATCTAACAATATTTCATCAATATCAGACTGTAATTTTTTAACATATTTACTTGATACTGAAACTTGATTTTGTATTATTTGTATTTCTTTTTCTTCACGGAGAATAGAATTAACATATTCATTTTTTTCTTTTAATTTATTATTTAATTTTTGCATTTCTTTAGAGTGCCGCTGCAAAGCCTTTTCAAGTTCAGTTTTTCTTGTATTCTTTTCTGTAATGACTGTTTCCTTATGTACACAGTCAATTTTCTGAGAACACGAAGGACAATGATCGTTTGTAGAATAGAATCCTATATCCTTCTCTACTCTTTTCATCTCATGACTTAAAGTTTTTTCCACTTCATCCAACTTCTTGATATCTTTCTCTACATTGATCTGCTCAGAGATATCCAATAAACCTTGAATTGTTTTTCGTCTTTCTTCAATTTGATTAGTATATTCGTCCATTATTACTTGAGACTCTGTTATTTCTCGTTCATACTTATCAATAGATTCTTTACTTTTAGTTGCTACAAGTTCTATATGTCTTTTTTGAGATTCTGTCTTTTCTTTTTGAATGTCTATTCTATGACACAGTTCTGCTATTTCTTGTTTAAGCGTAGATACTTTTTCTTTAAGTAAAAAATTCATAGTAGAAAATATATTAATATCTAATAGATTCTCAACAATTGATCTTCTTTCCGCTGCTGCTAATCTCATAAATGGAACATAGTTTGTAGATCCAAGAATAACAACTTGACAAAATGCTTTGTAATTCATTTTTAGAATTACATCTTCAACCATATCTTGATAGTCTTTAGATTTAGCATCCTGATCTATCAGTTTACCTTGTCTATACACTTCAAATAGTTTAGGGGCTATTCCTCTGCGTATTTTATATTCTATATTATTAGCATCAAATTCTATTTCAACGACACAATCCTTTTCATTAATAGAATTGACAAGTTGATCTAGTTTAATGTTGCGGTAGGGTTTACCAAAAAGAACAAAAGTGAGAGCATCAAGCAAGGTGGTCTTACCTGCACCATTCTCACCACTTATTAAAGTGTTTTTTGTTTTATCTAATTGTAATTGAGTAAAAGAATTTCCTGTTGATAGAAAATTCTTCCAGCGTATAATTTTAAATGTCACCATAATATAAAGAAGTAATGTTAGTGTTTAAGTTTCAATTTCGACGACGGAGCCTTAGTAACGGGTGCCTTTTCATGTTTCATAGCAGTTGGTTTTCGTAATCTTCTCTTCATAGAAAGTTTTCGTCTTCTATTTGCTCTTGATCTCTTTGACTTTGCTTTTCTAGCAGATCTTTTTGCTCGTCTTTTGATCTTAGAAAGTTCGCTTGTGCTTCTCTTTACGCAAGTTCTTCTTACTTTCTTTTCTCCTGGCTTGCATTTAAAAATGATCCTTCTTTTACCTTTACGAACAACTTGTTTTCGTTTTGCTATACCTTCATTCAAAGATTCTTCACAGGACAGGATAGTTTCTAGAACATCTATATCCTCAAAAACCATCATGTCAGAACTTGTAGCAACTGATTGATATCCTCTTTCTGATAGAAATTCTACAACCTCTACTATGAGAGCAGGATCATTAGAATGGATATGAGTAGACGATTCGTCTCCCTCAAGTGTAAGGATTTTAGGTAAGTTGTTCATTTAAGGTATTTAGACTATTTAATTCTTTAGTGTACCAATCTGGGGTATTTCCTGCAATCCACTTTGCAAATTTGGATTTTTCGTTAATATAATAGGTTCTATATGCTTGGACAGCATTAGCATTTTTGTACTGATCTGGCATTGCTTGAGCAAATGCAGTAATACTTGATAGTTTAATCTGAATTGGTGGGTGTACAAATAACCAATTTGCCAATTGCTGTGCTTTATGTTCTTTGTTATATCGTTTGGTATATTCATTACAAAGTGCAATATTGTGCTTACTTAACCAATAATAATTTCTAGTTGTTTCTCTTGCCCAAACAGCGCAAGGATGATTAACCATTGTAGATTTATACAAGAATCCTTCTAGATAAGAATCATCCATTTTATATTTTGTATATTTTCGACCAAGCGAATTTTTACCATCTACTTTTTTACCATCAAGTACTCTATGAGCAGTGGACAGTAATTGACAACTCTCTAGTATCATTTTAACAACATGTTTGTCGCACATATATTCCGCTGAAACTACTGGATCGTTATCTAGTACAAAAATATTCATAATGATAAGCTTTCTATGTAAAGATCGTGAATAATCTTTTTTAGTTTAGTTTTGTTTTGGACATCTTCCATAGCATCAATCTCCGAGTTTATGATGCTAATAGTATCTTTCGTGTTGTCAATATTATCTTCTGCGCTTAATTCTAGTTGTTGCTCTTCAATTATATTGATATTTACTACCGATACAGCATACAACGAATCCATGAACTTGTCAAATATAAATGGTTTATTTTTCTTTTCTATAATTAGTCTTATATAAGAATTTTTATATTTAGAAAAGTCAGTTTTTAACATATCATTTAGTTCATCATTATAACGAATCGAATAGAACATCTTTTTAGGATTTTCTATAAATTCCATTACTCTGGTGCTAGTATCTAATATATGAAAACCTTTTCTTTCGTTCAAGTCTGAAAAAGTTATTTGATACGGTGTTCCTAGATATGCAACATTTTTTTCTTCTTGTTTGCAATGAAAGTGACCAGAGTAAACATTTTCAAACCTAGAAAGAATTTCTGGACTCATACCTTCTGCATGTTGTACTCCACGCAGGACTTGAAATCCGCTTAATTCTAAATGACCCATAAGAATAGGAGCAGATACCTGCTTGATGAATTCCATGCTATCATCATAATTTGATTTATTGATCCACGGAAGAAGAGTAATTTCTAATCCATCAAAATTCAAGCAAGCCGGCTTTTCGTGAATAACCAATTCATCTTTTTCAAATAACTGTTTTATAGAATTCAATGAGTTGGTATTTTTGTAATAGGTATCGTGGTTACCTAATATACAATTTAATTTAAATTCACCATTGTTAAAGTAAGACATGAATCGTTTTTTAACTTCTCCGAGCGTAAAGAAGTTTACAAACTTTCTACGATCCATCAAATCGCCTAGATGAATAACTTCTGTGATTCCATTCTTTCTTAAATAAGGAAAGAATTGATCTTCAAAGAATGAAAGAGAATAATCTAAAAATAATGGTGAATCATTTCGTACTCCAAAGTGTGTATCACATATAATCGCAATTTTCACTTTATTCCTCCATAAAAGATTCAAGATTCTTCTTAGTTCTCTTTTTTCTTTTCTTCTTAGTCTTTTCTTGCTCTAATCTAAGATATGCTTCATGTTCGTCTTCAGATACACCAACAAACTTCAAATAGTCTGTAAAGTCACCCTTAACATCTTGGTGTTGTAGGAATTTATATTTTATAAAGTTCTGTTTCTTTTCCTTTTGAATTCTACGAAGGAAAGCATAATATATTATTTGTGTAAAGTAAGAAAATGGATTGTTTGATTTTTCTGGATCAAAGTTCTGACAATACATTAAACAGTTTTCTACTCCATCACCTATCATATCATCTTTGAACACATAATTCATGAAGTTTGGCTTTTTAGAAAGATTCTCTGCAATTTCTAAAAAACATCTACCAATATATTCAGTTATTGGTGGAACAGGATCTTCTGTTTCTTTTGCTTCTTTTACTAACTTCTTCCAGACGATCATTTCTTCAAAAAACTTCTTATTATCAACATAATGAGTTTTCTTCTTCTTTTCTGGTTTTTCTATTATAATCTCGATGTCTTCTATCTCATCCGATTCAATCTGTTTCTTTTTCTTTTTCATGTGTTCCTTTGTGTGGAATGACTAGTATACACTGTTTTGAAACAAATGCAAGTACAATCTCAGAATTTTATAAAAAAATCCTTGACATTCACACTTCTCGTTGTTATGCTGAGTGTGCTATGTTTAACGGGGTAATTATATCTAGATATAGTCACTTGGATCAGGAGACCAATCTTCAGGGTTATTACCGAAGTTTTTGTTAGAAGTCTTCTTAATATTCTTTGGCGCAGGAGTTTTCTTTTTTGCCTTTGGCTTAGGTGGTTGCTCCTCATCTTCCCAAGAACCGTTTTCCGCCATCATTTCAAATATTTCATCTGCCATCTCTGGCGGTATATTAAATGTAACATTTATATTATCTGGTGGTAATTCTACATTATTAGCTTTATCAGGTAATTGATTAATATTCAATTTTTCTATTTCTTTATTAACTTCTGGATCATCTTCTTTATTTTTTTCCAGTTCGTAACAAGCAACAAGTCTTTCATCTGGGGTAAGAATTGCTAATATTACATCAACAGTTAAATCCACTACTTTATCAATAGCAAATTCAGTCCATGTTTTAAATACTAACACATCAGTATTTTTCATTGTCTTTTGATCCATGAACATAACAGATCTAAATTGCATAGGTCTTTCGAGCGTAGCAATCTTTCCCTTAATGACCAGTAGTTTACAAACTAGTGATTCACCAGTTTTTAGTTTTAGAATTCGGTATCCGTTATCTTGCATGTGCTCTCCAATTTTATTAAAACCTTTTTATGTGAGAACTTTTCAGATTCATATATTTTCAGTCTTTCATTATAGTGACGAAGAGTGTGATTCGTATAAGATTTCCAATGAAGATCATCTGCAATATCAAAAAGTCTTGCTTTATCTTTAAATTCTGACTTTCGTAATTGTCTTCCTATGCTTTGTAAAACTCTAATTCTGCTTTTAGATGGTGAGGAGAATATAATATTATGCAATCTTCGAATAGACACACCAGTTGAGAAAGTTCCATACGAAGCAATGATCACTGCATTATTTTGTTTTTCACAAAGCTTTCTAACTTCTTCACGCATTTCCACTTCAGTACCACCATGAATAAAAAATAACTTCTTATCTTTATTTATCTGTTTCATCATTTCGTGAAGCACTGCTCCATGTTTTTCTACGAATTGAAATAGAACAAGAGTATTGCCTTTTAAATTCATTGACAGATTACATATAAATGTATTTCTATCTTTATTTGATATTAGCCAATCTATTTCTTCTTTGTATGTTAATTTTTTTGCTTCTTTTCGAACGGCATCTGAATATTGTAATACTAAACAATCAATTGATAGATCAGATAATACATTCTTATCCATTAATTCTTTTGTAGTAGTTACTTTCTTTACTCTACCAAATAATCCTTCAATGACTAATTTATGAGTCATGCTTCCGTCCAAAGTTCCAGTAGTACCTATTCTATAATCACAGGTATCAAGTTTAGTCATAATGCTAGTAAGAGATTTGCTTTTAAATAAATGACATTCATCACCCATGACTACTGAGAATTGTGAAAAGTATTCCTTTGGCATTTTGTATATGCTTTGCCAAGTAGAAATAATTATTCTTTTATTAGAATGTTTACTTTCACCACCAAATATTTTATGAACAAAATCTCTGGTCTTCCAACTAGTCTTAGATGCATATTCAAAGAAATCTGAATACATCTGGGAAACAAGAGATATGGTTGGAACTATTATTAGTATTTTCTTGTCATTTGGTATGACATTTAACAAATATCTGCAAATTACATAAATTATAAGACTTTTACCAGATCCAGTTGGAGATAGGAGTAGACACCGTTTATTGCTAAGAGCATGCCAGATCGCTTCTAATTGATGCTGGTGGGCTTCTAGACGCTTTCCTGCTGCATGGGGATCTAGAGTCTTTATGAAG